AAAAACTTACAGGCGAGCAGTTCCACCGCAAACGTCAAGGATCACATCAATGGTACTACAACAATTACAAGACTTCAGATCTATTGGGTGATGTTTGGAAATGGATGGAAGACAACGGGTATACAAAAGACGAAATTAAAAAAGCAAAAACAGTAAAGGAACACACAATAAGCGGCACTGCTGCTATTTCATGTAGAATGCTTAACAAAGGTATGCCTGATTTTTACAAGCCAGCAGCAGATTATTGGGATAGTTTGCCAGGTACAACCGGCGAACTCAAACCCGTAACTGAATTCGTAAAAAAGAGGATTAGTGTTGCGCTAGGAGAAGCAGAAGACGAAGAAAAAGAAAAGCAAGAGCAGGAAGAAAAAGAAAAACAGGCAAATGCAGGAAAAGAAAAATATGTTCCTAGCATACAGGATAGGCTCAGAGCAGCAGCAAATAGCATGGCAGAATTTATTGAACAAGCACATGACGACTATCTTGACGGCAAAATAACAGACTTTAAGACTATTAAACCTGCTTCAAAACTGCGTCAACTACAGTGTAAACAACCACATGCTAGACTAATCAAAGCGGCTTATGAGCCTTTGATTGCAGAATATGAAGAAATACTTAATCCACCTGATACAAAAAATATGACTGAATTAGAGAAAGATTATGTAGCACAGCTCAAAGAGGGATATTCTGTTTTTAGCAAGCCACAGATTAAAAAATTATATCAGTTCTATATTGCAGTACAAGGTGCATGTGATGCAATAATTGCAGAATCAAAAGCAAATAGAAAGCCACGTAAGGTCAGTGCAAAATCGCCTGAAAAAATTGTTGCAAAACTAAAATACAAAATATCAGACGACAAATACAGTATTAGTAGTGTTCAGCCACACAAATTTATAGGTGCTAACTGCTTGGTTGTGTTTAACAGCAAAACACGTAAACTGGGCATATATTATACATCTGTTGAAGATCCGTTAGGAAGTGGTAGAGAAGGTAGCGGTTTGAATCTAAAAGGGCAAACTATACAAAGGTTTGACGAAAAAACAAGTGTGTCATACACCCTTCGTAAGCCTTTAGAACAACTACAACAGGTAAAAGATCTAAACACTCGTAAGAAATTTGAAAATTGGATGGAAAAATTAACCACTACTCCAATCAAATTAAACGGTCGAATCAATCCAGATACTTTATTATTAGCAGTTTATTAATAACCTAATATAGAGTTTTGTCTAAAAAGAATAAATAGTAGTATGAACAATGACAATATTAATTCAGCACTAGATGCACTTAAATTAGCACTCACAGAAGACGGAACTGTTACTTCTAACAGTTCTATTCGTTTCACAGACAGAATATCTGGAAAAGGTATACTGTGGGCAGGCAGTGACTACACAAAACAGTTGACATTTGTTGAAAATCCAGATAGATTATTTGTATCTGAAAACTTAGATTTAGCAAAAGACAGAAAAATTACTGTAAATGGCGTAGAAGTGCTAAGTGGAACAACACTGGGTACAGGTGTTGTTGAAAGTAATCTAAGAGAAGTTGGAAGATTAAGAGGTTTGATTGTTGATGGTTCAGTAGCCATTAACAATTACTTGCATTTTGATGCTAATACTGATAGATTAGGAATAGGCACAGAAGAACCGAACGGTACACTATCTGTTGCTGAAGATGGTATAGAAGTCATTATCGGAACTGAAGATTTTACAAAAGGCGTTGTAGGAACATTTGCAAGCCATAGTTTACTTTTAAAAACTGATAACACTACTAGAATTGAAATTGGTTCTGGCGGGGATGTAAAGTTAGGTCATCCTAATAATCCTCCAATAAAAGTTTCTGTAAACGGCAAACTTAGTATAGGTGTTAACAATGCTGATCCAGATGTTGACCTACATGTTAGAGGAAATATTAAGTTCAACAATAAAAAACACATGAGTGGAAGTGAAGCACCTAAGGGTGGAACATATAACCAAGGTGATATAGTTTGGAATGACAGTCCAAAACAACACGCACCAATTGGTTGGGTATGTACTAAAGCAGGTAATCCAGGACTGTGGTCAGGTTTCGGCCTAATTAACTAATTTCATCATTAAATACACGCATGGAACTGAAACCATGCAATAATAAAACTAGTATAGTGATAGGCAACGGCGAGAGCCGCGCCAATGTAGATCTATCACAATTCCAAAATGAATATAATATGATAGGTTGTAACGCTGTACATAGAGATGTTGCTGTTAATCATTTAATTTGTTGCGATAAAAGAATGGTTGAAGAATCACTAGAAAGCCCGAATACTAGTGATACTAAAATATATGTAAGAAAAGATTACTTTAACTATTATTCTAAATTAGATACAAGAATAAATCTACTTCCAGAACTGCCGTATATAGGTGAAAGTAAATTTGATAAACCAATCAATTGGGGAAGTGGACCTTATGCTTTAATTGTATCAGCAAATTTGCCTTCAGATAAAATAATAATGCTAGGATTTGATCTATATAGTACAAACAATAGTTTCAATAATATTTACAAAGACACAATGCACTATCAAACCAAACAATCAAAACCAATAGACTATTCATTATGGGAATACCAAATAGCAAAAGTATTTGAAAACTATTCACACAAACAATTTTTTATCTACAATACTGAAAATTGGAAGATGCCTAACAAATGGCAGATGCCTAATGTAAAATTTGAAGTTTTGGCAATCAAGAACTTGACCTTTGCCTAAACAGAATATATAATTATTAACATGCTTATAGGACTTGGCGTCAACCCTTCTAATTCTGCCGCCGTTAATACATAGGAGATAAAGATGGCAAAACATTATAGTACAAAACATTACGGACACAACATAGGGTTGAGTGCAGTATTTAGACAACCAAATGCAGATCATTCACACTGTCATTTTTTTCATTGTTTTTTTCTTGCCCTTACATTGCCGTTTGCCTGTGCTGCATTAGACAATAAGAACTGGGCAGTAGACTTTGGCGGATTAAAGCCTTTGAAGGCTTGGTTAGAAGATAGTTTCGATCACAAAACTTGTGTTGATATAAATGATCCACACAAACAAGATTTTTATGATTTGCAAGACAAAGACTTGTGCGAAGTAAGAGAGTTTGATGGTGTTGGTGCAGAGAAATTTGCAGAACATGCATTTAACTATGCAGATGGTTTGATCAGAGAAGCAACAAATAATAGATGTTATGTTGTGCGAGTAGAATGTGCAGAACATGGCGCTAATTCAGCAATATACGAGGCATAAATGAGAATTATTGCAGGTCCTTGTCAACACGAATCCTTAGAGCAAAGTTTAGAAATTGCAAAAGAATGTAGCCGTGTCTGCAAAAAGCATAAAGTAGATTACGTTTTCAAAGCAAGTTTTGACAAAGCAAATAGATCTAATATAGATGCAAAAAGAGGACAAGGTCTTGTAAAAACAATTACAGATTTTGAAAACATCAAGAAGTGTATTCCTAATCTTAAAATAATTACAGATGTTCATAATGTAAATGAAGTTTTAAAGATAGGTGCATACTATCAAGATATAATTGATGTATTACAGATACCTGCCTTTCTTTGTAGACAAACTGATTTAGTTAGAGCAGCCTGTAAAACAGGAATGACTGTAAACATTAAAAAAGGACAATTCCTAGCACCTTGGGATGTAGAAAATATTTTATCTAAAACAGAAGGTGCTAAAGAAGTTTGGATAACAGAAAGGGGAACAAGTTTTGGATATAATACTTTGGTCACTGATTTCACTGGCCTTCAGTTTATGTTGTCTAATTATAACATTCCCATTGTTTATGATATTACGCACTCCGTTCAAAAACCCGGAGGTTTGGGCACTAGTAGTGGCGGTAATCGTGAGTATGTGCCTGGCTTGGCTCGTGCTGCATCTGCAATGGGTGTAACTAATTTCTTCTTAGAAGTACATAAAGATCCTGACAATGCACCAAGTGATGGTCCTAATGCTTTACATCTAAAAGACTTTGACAAAGTTATTTCAGATATAGTTAAATATTCTTACACAAAATAAGGGACGAGTTTTAATGGACCCGGAAAAACTTTCTAAAGAACAGCGCAAAGCGTATAAGTTACAAAGACGATTTGAAAAAGAACAGTCCCGCTCTCGTAAACAAAATAGTAATAAAATTATACAAACTTCATTGCCGAACATATTGTGTGTTAGGTTCGGCAATAAGTATTCTATTTCATATGTTGAAAAGTTAAGGAATATGATTGATAGGCATACAACTATGCCTTATAAGTTACATTGTCTTACAGATGATCCCACTCCAATAGATGGTGTCAATCTTATAGTACAAAAGAATGCAGGTTATACCAAAGGATGGTGGCACAAGATCCATATGTTTGATCCTACCTTACCATTAGCAGGAAGAATACTTTACATGGATTTAGATGTTGTAATCTGTAATAACATTGATAAACTACTTAAAATAGATGGTAAAGTCTTTATGGGAATAAGAGATTTCAATAGACGTTTTCATAGAGAATGGAAATACCTTAACAGCAGTGTTATGAGTTGGGTGCATGGTAGTCAAGACTACATCTACAACAAGTTCAAAGCCAACCCTCAACTAGCAATGAGATTACACGGTGACCAAGATTGGACCTGGAAGTGTGCTAGGGAAAAAATAAAGTTTTGGCCTGAATTATGGATACAAAGTTATAAATGGGAAATTAGAAATAGAAGCGAATTACAAGTTATCAGTGGTGTAAGGCAATTCGTACATATCAAAGACGACATTGTTATTCCAGACGATTGTTGTATCGCTGTATTCCATGGTGATCCTAATCCTGCTATGGTTAAAGATAAGTTTGTTGTGGAGAATTGGTTATGAGTGTAGCAAATAGATTTATATTCGATGTAGATGGTACTCTAACCCCTAGCAGAAAAGAAATGGATAAAAAATTCCAAAATTTCTTTTTAGGGTTTCAAGAACAAAATTTTGTTTATCTTGTTACGGGAAGTGATAGAGACAAGACTTTAGAACAGGTAGGTAATAGAGTCTATAATTTTTCTACAAAAGTTTACAACTGTTCTGGCAGCGATACATATGAACAAGATAAAAATATCTTTACAAGCGATTGGAAACTTCCAGAATTAGCAGAACAATTTCTTACACAGTGCATGCAAGAAAGTGAATTTGTCCTAAGAACTGGATTGCATTTTGAACATCGTCCTGGTATGTGTAATTTCAGTATTGTAGGTAGGAATGCTACTCTTGGAGAACGTAAATTGTATGTTGAGCATGATGTAAAAATTAACGAACGCAATATAATAGCAAAAGCATTTTGTAAAATGTTTCCAGACATAGACGCAAAAGTAGGAGGAGAAACAGGAATAGATATATTTCCAAAAGGAAATGATAAGAGCCAAATACTTAGAGATTTTGATCATAACGATATTTTACATTTTTTTGGTGATGCTATGCACCCAGAAGGAAATGATTATCCATTGAAAAAACAAATCATTGACAAAGACTTAGGTTTTTGTTACAATGTAAAAGATTATAAAGAAACTTGGAAAATACTACGTGACGAATTCTCAATATAAACGCATAGGCTTTGCCTGCAAATTTCTACATCACGATCAGACTCTCAAGCCTAAGAAACTACTTGAGGAGATACAACGGCCACTGCAAGAACGTGCAACCACTGTAAGATGGCTCAACAATCAAACACGTGAAGTTGCAGAACAAAGACTGTGGGATATAATGGAGCACAACACACAAGCGTTCTACAACCTTGTGGAGTATGTAGGTTCATTGCCAAATGAACTGAGAATGGTTAGATTAGGTAGCAGTGTGCTTCCCGTGTACACAGAGCCAACATGGAGTTACTTTTGGCAAAAACAAGATGTAAGAGATTATTGTGCAAAGGCATTTGGCAGGGTAGGTGACCTTGCAAGAAAACTTGATGTAAGACTTAGTATGCACCCTGGTCAGTTTACTGTGCTTGCATCAGACAGTCCAGAAATTGTAAATAGAAGTATAGAGGAGTTTGAATATCATGTGGATCTCGCAAAATGGATGGGCTATGCCCGTAGGTTCCAGGACTTTAAGATCAACGTCCACATCTCGGGTCGAAAAGGTCCACAAGGCATCAAAGACGCCCTCCCGAGACTCTCGCCCGAAGCAAGAAAAACAATCACAATCGAAAACGACGAAATGTCCTGGGGACTCGACGCCAGCCTCGAACTGCAAAAAGACTTGGCACTCGTTCTTGACATACACCATCACTGGGTCGCTACAGGAGAATACATTCAACCCACCGACGATAGATTTGCTCGCGTGATTGATTCGTGGCGTGGTGTACGCCCTGTGATCCATTATTCAGTATCGCGTGAAGATCTACTTGTAGGTCATGACTTAAACACACTACCTAACATGGACGAATTGTTAGAGCAAGGATTTAAGAAAGCCAAACTACGTGCTCACAGTGACTTCATGTGGAACAATGCTGTAAATGATTGGGCATTGTCCTTTAGAGATTATGCAGATATTATGGTAGAATCTAAGGCAAAGAATCTAGCAAGTATTGCTCTTTACGAAACTATCTAATGTAGTTGTGCCAACTGCTGTGCTTGATTTTTAATTGAAGTAATTCTTTATTTTTGATGAGATCATAATAGGAGGGTTTGTAAGGTTCACGTAACGGCCGCCGGCCTAATTTGTCACCTTTTTCCACATTACACGGTCCACAGGCAGTAACACAATTCAACCAACCATTTTTACCACCTCGACTTACAGGTATAACATGATCTACTGTGCATTTGTTTCTATGTGGTAGTTGATGATCGCAGTATTGACAGGTGAATTGATCTCTTAAAAATAAGTTGTATTTTGAGAATCTTACAGAGGTATTTTTCTTTATATAATCTTTAACAATTACTACAGCAGGTACCCGTGTTTCCCAACTAGGACTGCTTATAATCCAATCATCATACCATTCTAAAACAGTTACTCTTTCTAAAACAACTTGTTTTATTGATTCTTGCCAACTAATGGTGCTCAAGGGTAATATAGAATAAGGTCTAGCATCAGCGTTTAAAACCAGTGTGTCCAATTAATTCCACCACTTCTCCAGATAACACTACTATTTAACATAAATATTAAAGATGTTAAAAGAACTTAAAAATATTGTTGTTGAAGCAGATACCAAGCGTCCGACACTGGTACTTAATCCATTACCGTATGCACGTGATGCATTAGAACCTGTCATGAGTAAGGATACCATTGATCTTCACTATGGAAAACTTTCCAAGGGATATGTTGATCGCTATAACAATAAAGAAGGTGATGACACTTTTAACTACGGCGGAGCTCATTTGCACAATTTGTTTTGGCCAATGCTACAACCACCTAGTTCTGGAAACAGGCCTTCCGGATCATCAGAAGAACTTATAAACAAAAAGTTTGGATCTTATGAAAAATTTAAAAAAGAATTCATAGACAAAGCCAAATCACTACAAGGAAGTGGATGGTGCTATATGGATGTCAAAGGCAAGATAGGCTTAATTTCTAATCAAGATTTTAAGCAAGGAACACAGATTGCTTTTCTTGTTGATATGTGGGAACATTCATACTTGCTTGACACAACCAAAGACAAATACTTAGAAAATATTTGGCGACTTATCAACTGGTCAATCGTAAACGATAGAATACAAGGAGAATAATTTATGCTAAAGTGGCTTAAAAAGATTTTCGTACCTGCTGTAGACACTAAAGAAGAAGTTCTAGTGTTAAAAAAGCAGGTAATCGAAAAAAAATCGGAACTAACAAAGATGACAAAAGTACAACTAGAAGAACTGGGCCGTGCTTATGATGTTGAGTTAGACCGTAGATTAACTAAAACTAAATTAGTTGATCAACTATGGAAAGTAGTTAAACCTAAAAAATCTAAATAAGGAGAAAAACTATGTTAGATAAATTCAAAGGTTGGGTAGCAAGTCGTTTCACAGAAAGAACTTCTTGGGACGGAGCAGCACTCATTTTACTTGGAATTCTAGTTTTAATCGCAAAACCAATTGCTGGCTTAGTTGCTTATGCTGCTATTGCATACGGTGCTTGGACTATTTACAAAAGCGAATAACATGCCAGATGCAGTCAATCTAACAGATTCTGCAATTAAGCATATGACAGGCTTAATTGAAAAGACCGGCAAACCTATCGTTCGATTACAAATGAAGGGCGGTGGGTGTGCCGGATTTTCATATGACTGGCAAATGTCTGAAACCAAAGAACCAGATGACGAAGTTATAAAATTACCTAATGGAGAATTCTGTATAGATAGTGCAAGTTTGCTTTATCTAATAGGCACTGAGATTGATTATGTCGAAGAAGTATTTGGTTCTCATCTATCAATTAAAAATCCTAATTCAACATCAAGTTGTGGGTGCGGTGAAAGCGTAGGCTTTTAATACTTAGAAATTTCTAAGTCAGCATCAGCAGGTAAATCCCATATTTGTTTATTTTCTACACCTTTGCGTTGTGCAAATCTTTTAGCATCGCAGTCTGAGCAAACATGGAAATAATTGTTGCTTAGCCGGGCCTTGCTGATCTTTTTTAGATCCCTGGTAAATACACTGTCACAGTTATCGCATCGGAGTTCAACTACTGTTTTGACACGTTTATAAACATGCGAATTACCTAGTTTGCTTTTCCGAGTGTGTTGTGTATTAACTTTTTTGGTGCCTAAAAACATATGTATATTTACTATTTTACATTAGGCTTATAGAATAAAACGATAAATATTGTAGCAAACAAGGACTTGTAGGGGATAAGATGGCAAGAAAAGTAATTGATACCGGTGTAGTAGGTAATGACGGAACTGGCGATAGTATCCGCGATTCGTTTAGTAAAGTAAACGATAACTTTAGAGAATTATACAGTTCATTAGGTTTAGGCGAAAGATTAACATTCTTAGGTTTAGACGATACTCCAACTAACTTTGTTGGACAAGAATCAGCGGTTGTAGCCGTAAATAATACTACAGATGCACTACAGTTTAAACAGATTACAGGCGGAACTGGTGTTGTAATTGACACTTCTAGTAATACCAATCAAATAATTGTCAGCACAGAATTCAGCGAAATTTCAGGAGATCCTAGTCCACAACTAGGCGGCGACTTATCAGTACAGAGCGGTGGTCAAACATACAAGATTAAAGATCTCGCTACACCTACTGAAAACTCAGAAGCCGCAAACAAATCATATGTAGATTCAAAAATTTCACTAGCAGGTGTAAACGCAATTGATCCTGCCACAGGTGCTACACAATCTGGATTTGGAACTATGAGCGGACCGCTTATACTTTCACGTAGTCCAGAGCCTGAGGATGATGATAGATATGACGGACTAATTGCCGCAACAAAACAATATGTAGACAGTTCATCATTTGGATCTAGTGTAAACTTATATGTGGCAACATCAGGAGCAGATGATAGACCAGGTGTTTCAGATGCACTACAAGGTAGAGCTCTTGCATACGCATATAGAACAATTGAAGCAGCATGTAGAAAAGCAGAAGAAATTTTATTAGAATCAAATGATGATATAGGACCATACGAAAAGAAATTAACATATGCAGGCGGCACTAAGTCAGTAGAATTAGCCGCTATTGATACTTCACCTACATCAGGTACAGGGTTTGTTGGTACACCAAGAATGAGTGTAGATACAATCACACTTAATGGTCAAGGAACAAACTATCAAGCAGGAGATATTATTACTCTACAAGGCGGCACAGGAGATGCTGCAAGATATGAAGTTTTGTCAACTGCTTCTTCACCAGGTGCAGTTGTTACGTTTAGACAAATAAGTTCAGGAAACTATACTGCCTTACCAGGTTCCACTAATGTATCAACAGATACTGATAGTGCTTTCGGTAGTGGTGCTACGTTTGATGTAACATATAAGGTTAACAACGT